CATCTCCCATTTTTCTTGCTATAGTACTTACAGGAAAGGGAGTATTATGACTGTAAAACTTGCACTTTTGAAATCTGGTGAAGATATAATAGCAGACGTTCAAGAAATGGTTGTTGGTAAAGAACCAAATCAAAAAGTAGTTGGTTATATCTTTAACAAACCTTGTAGTATTAAAATGAGGGTTAAAGAAGAAGATACTGATAAGGAAAAAACTGATTCTGTAAAAATCAGATTGACACCTTGGATTATTCTGACAAAAGACACAAAGATTCCAGTATCTTTAGACTGGGTTATTACACTTGTTGATCCTATTGATCAATTGCTAAAAATGTATGAGGAGGACATCTTAAACAATGAAAAAACTAATCAAAGTATTGTTGCTAATTAATAATCAAATTTTAATCTCTGAGATAGAAGAAGTTGGAGCGGATATTGGAGAACCAGATTGTAAATTAATTGATCCATTTGTGGTAAAATCTGATCAAACGATTGAACCTTTTCTTTGTGGATACACTAAACAAAATAATGTTATGATGAGTTCGGATAAGATTCTTACATTAGTTGATCCAACTCCAACACTACTTGAAAAATATGAGGACTTGATTAAAGAATGACACAACGCTTTTATACTAATGTTCAGTTGATTGGAAATCAGTTTTTGGTTCGTGGAGTAGAAAATGGTAAAAGATTTGAGACGAGAGATGAGTTCTTTCCAACTCTCTTTGTAAAATCTAAAAAAGATTCCAAGTATAGAACATTAAGTGGTGAAGCAGTAGAACCGATTAATCCTGGAACAGTTCGGGATTGTCGTGAGTTCTACAAAAAGTATGATGATATTGATGGATTTGAAATTTTTGGAAACGATCGATATATCTATCAATATATTTCAGAAAAGTATCCAGAGGATGAAATCAAGTTTGACATTAGCAAAATAAAACTTGTAACTTTAGATATTGAGGTTGCTTCTGAACAGGGATTCCCGGACGTTGAATCTTGTTCGGAAGAAATCCTTGCAATTACTATTCAGGACTACACAACTAAAGAGATTGTTACTTGGGGAGTTAAACCATTTAATAATAAGCAAAGTAATGTTACCTATCATTACTGTCCAAGTGAGTATGAACTTCTCAATCATTTTATTAACTACTGGATGGTTGATGTGCCTGATGTTGTGACTGGTTGGAACATTCAGTTGTATGATATTCCATACATCTGCAAGCGCCTCAATCGTGTTCTTGGTGAGAAACTGATGAAGCGTTTCTCTAACTGGGGATTGGTTACTGAAGGTGAGCAATTCATCAAAGGTAGAAAGCATACAACATTTGATGTTGGTGGTCTAACTCAACTGGACTATCTCGACCTTTATAAGAAGTTTACTTATAAAGCTCAGGAGTCATACCGTCTGGATTATATTGCTGAGGTAGAACTTGGACAGAAGAAACTAGACCACTCTGAGTTTGACACTTTTAAGGACTTTTATACTCAAGGTTGGCAAAAGTTTATTGAATATAACATTGTTGACGTAGAACTTGTTGACCGTTTGGAAGATAAGATGAAACTCATTGAACTCGCTCTGACTATGGCATATGACGCAAAGGTAAACTATGCGGATGTGTTTTATCAAGTAAGGATGTGGGACAACATCATTTATAACTATCTCAAAAAGCGTAATATTGTTATTCCTCCCAAGAGTAAATCTCAGAAGGATGAAAAGTATGCAGGTGCATATGTGAAGGAACCAGTTCCTGGAAAGTATGATTGGGTTGTGAACTTTGACCTTAACTCATTGTATCCTCACTTGATTATGCAGTACAATATCTCACCAGAAACTCTTGTAGATGAAAGGCATCCAACTGTGACTGTGGATAAGATTCTCAATCAACAAATTAGTTTTGAGATGTATAGTGATTATGCTGTATGTGCCAATGGTGCAATGTTCCGCAAAGACGTTCGTGGATTTCTTCCAGAACTAATGGAAAAGATGTATCAAGACCGTGTTATCTTTAAAAAGAAGATGATTGAGGCAAAGAAAGAGTATGAGAAAACTAAGAATAATGAATTGGTAAAAGAAATTGCCAGATGCAATAATATTCAGATGGCAAAAAAGATTTCTCTCAACTCTGCTTATGGTGCCATTGGTAATCAGTATTTCCGATACTACAAACTTGCAAATGCAGAAGCAATCACTTTGAGTGGGCAAGTTTCTATCCGATGGATTGAAGGTAAAATGAACACTTATCTAAACAAACTACTGAAGACAGAAAATTTTGATTATGTTATTGCTTCAGATACTGATTCCATTTATCTTAATATGGGCCCTGTGGTTGAAACTGTATTCAAGGGGCGAGAGAAAACTACTGAAAGCATTGTTTCGTTCCTTGATAAGGTCGCTTCTATGGAACTTGAAAAGTATATTGAAGGTTCTTACCAAGAACTGGCGACCTATGTGAATGCTTATGACCAGAAGATGCAGATGAAGCGTGAGAACATTGCTGACCGTGGAATCTGGACTGCTAAGAAGCGTTATATTCTCAACGTATGGGACAGTGAAGGTGTTCGCTATGAAGAACCTAAACTTAAGATGATGGGTATTGAAGCAGTTAAATCTTCTACTCCTGCTCCTTGTCGTAAGATGATTAAAGATGCTCTTAAGTTAATGATGAGTGGAACTGAAGATGAAGTGATTGACTTTATTGAAAATGCCCGTAAGGAGTTTAGAAAACTTCCTCCTGAACAAATTTCATTTCCACGTTCAGCATCTGATGTTCAAAAGTATAAGTCCTCATCTGACATTTATATCAAAGGAACACCCATTCACGTTCGTGGAGCACTTCTGTTTAATCATTACATTAAAGAGAACAAACTAACAAACAAATATTCTCTCATTCAGAATGGGGAGAAGGTTAAGTTCATTTATCTGAAGAAACCAAATATTATTCACGAGAATATTATTTCTTTTATCCAAGAGTTTCCAAAGGAACTTAACCTTGACAAATACATAGACTATGAACTACAATTTGAGAAAGCATTTCTAGAGCCACTCAAGATTATCCTTGATGCGATTGGTTGGTCTGTAGAAAAAACTGTAAACCTTGAATCATTTTTTGCTTGATGGATCTGCCTATTAATGACGAAGAACTGAATACTATTATTAGTGCTCTTACTCTTGGTGGCAACACTGCACTTTATCAAAAACTTAAACTTGTGAAAGAATTGCGAGAGCAGGGGTTGCCTTATAAAAAGATTCTTAGAGAGGAATATGGAATGGTTGCATGATAAAACTTCCAATAACTGATAAAGAACTTGATACTATAATAGAGATGTTAAAGTACTCCAAACCAGAACTTTATGCTAAATTATGGTCTCATAAAATAAATTTTTTGAATAAAGGTAAATAATTATGGATTTCTTAAAGGATATTGTAAAAGAGATTGGTGACGACTTTACTAAGTTAGCATCAGATATTGACGAAACGGAAACTTATGTTGATACGGGTTCATACATTTTTAATGCACTGGTCTCAGGTAGTGTATTTGGTGGTGTATCTGGGAATAAGATTACTGCTATTGCTGGAGAGTCTTCTACTGGAAAGACTTTTTTCTCTCTCGCAGTGGTTAAGAATTTTCTTGATTCTAATCCCGATGGTTACTGTCTCTACTTTGACACTGAGGCTGCTATCACTAAATCTCTAATTGAATCCCGTGGAATTGATACTACTCGTCTGGTTGTTGTTAACGTTGTTACTATTGAAGAGTTTCGTACAAAGGCACTCAAAGCAGTAGATATGTATTTGAAGGCACCAGTAGAAGACCGCAAACCTTGTATGTTTGTGCTTGATTCTCTTGGTATGCTTTCCACAACCAAAGAAATTACTGATGCACTGAATGAAAAAGAAGTTCGGGATATGACTAAATCCCAACTCATCAAAGGTGCTTTCCGAATGCTCACACTCAAACTAGGACAAGCAAATGTACCGCTCATTGTCACAAATCATACATACGATGTCATCGGAGCTTATGTACCAACGAAAGAAATGGGGGGAGGTTCTGGACTCAAATACGCAGCAAGTACGATCATTTATCTCAGCAAAAAGAAAGAAAAGGATGGAACGGAAGTGGTCGGAAATATTATCAAGGCTAAGACTGCTAAATCGCGTTTGAGTAAAGAGAACAAACAA